AAATATGGAGTAGGTAGTAAAGATGATTTGATTGCTAATGCTAAAAGACCTAAGAGATATTATGAGGTTACTATAGATGGAATTGTTTATACAGTACCTGAAGATAAGTTTGATGAATTTATAAAATCTAAAATATAATAATAATGGAAAAGAACTCATTATGGAAAAATATTAGAAATAAAGCAGCAGAAAATAAAAGAACTGGAGCTACACCTAAGAAACCTACAGCTGAAATGTTAAAGCAAGAAAGAAAGATTAAAGCTAATAGTAAAATGATGGGTGGTATGTTACCTGATGTTAATAAAATGAAATATGGTGGTAAAATGAAAAACTGCTAGTATGAAAAATAAATTATTACCTGATATTAATATGTTACCTAAAATGGCTGATGGTGGTAAAACTCCTAGAGATGGTGCTACTAAAAGGTCTGATAATAAAGGTAAAAAGATGGCTGTATATATGGGAGGTAAATGGCATCACTTTGGTGATTCTTCTATGCAAGACTATAGACAACATAAATCAGAGAAAAGAAAAGATGCTTTTTATTCAAGACATGCTAAGAATTTAAAAGGTAATGACAGTAGGTCAAAAGCTTTTAGAGTATATGCTAGAAAAACATGGTAATATGAAAAATAATTTAATACCTAATATACAGAAGATAGGAAATTATTCATTTGACTCTAATTTACTATATCCAGCTTCAGATATAATTCAAAAAAAAGTTAATCCTCAAGGTGGTAGCAAAATATTTATGACAGATGATTATAGAATGGTTTCAAGAAATTCTGATGGAAGTTATAAATTTCATAATACACCATCTGTTGATGAGCAATTAAAAAGTAATAGTAGTAATACTAAATCACCTAATATACAAAAAGTTGGAGATATTACTTTTGATTCTGATAAGTTACAAGAAATGCCTAAATCTTATATGGAAACATATCTTCCTTATTATAAAGGTAAAGATAAAATATTATCATCTGAAGAATTAATGCAAAAAACTAAATTTCGTAGAGAAAAAGGAGTATATGAAGGAATGGTTGTTCGTAATGAAGATGGTAGTTATAAAAAGTTTAATATTATAGATTATTTACCAGATGCTCCTGTAACATCTAAATCTAAACAAGAAACTCCACAATGGATGAAAGATAGAGCTACAAAAAAGACAGACGTTGTAAATTTCTATGAAACATTAAATTATAAAAATTGGGGATTAAAAGATTATTCTGATTATACTACTCGTGGGTCTGCTTTTAGAAATGCTAGAGCTAATGGAGAAAAAGAGTTTATGTATAAAGGTATAAGATATAATACTAATTATGCAGGAACACCTGAACAACAATTAAAAGAAACAGGTCTTACTAATGAACAAATACAAGATAGAAGTAAAATAAACAAAAGTCTTGGTAAAAATTTATTACCTGTAAGTTATGAAAATTTACCATTAAGATATATGTTAAGTAGTAAATTTAATGTAAAAGAATCAAATAGACAATTTATAGATAATCTTTTGAATGATAAAATGACTACAGAAGATAGAAAACAATTTAATGATTTAATTAAAACTTCTGGTCTTAGTTCTGATGAACTTAAAAAAAGATATGCAAATAGAATGGATGCTTATAATTTATATCTAGGAATACCTCAAAAAAATAATACACTTGAAGTATCTAATCAAGTACCAAGCAAATCTACAGAGAAAAATAAGACATATTATAAATATAATGATGAAGCTAAAAATAAACTTGCAAAAGAATTAATAGATTGGGCTAATACTAATTCAGAAGAAAAAGGTGTTCTTACAGACCTTAAACAATTTGTAATGGGTGATTATACAGCATCAAAAGGAAAAGATAAAAGAGGTGATTATATTTCATATTATGATAAATGGGATTTAGACCCTATTGGTTCACAAGTAAAATCATTAGATTATGGTAAACCTTTTGAAATGTATGACAAAATATATGTAAAGAAACAAGGAGATAAGTATGTAAAAATGAATTACACAGATGATGAACTTTTTAAATTAAATCCTAATAGTAAAAATTTTGATGTTAAAGCATTACAAGAAGAATTAAATACTAGAGGTTATGATATGTGGAGTTCTCGTAATAAAACTGGATTTGATGGTATATATGGTAATGATACTAAAAGTGCATTAGAAGCATACCAAAGTGGTATTCCAGCATTTGAATATAATGCTTTTAAATATGAAAAAGAAAATAAAAAAATGTATGGTGGAAAATTATTACCTTCACTAAATAAATTCTAATTATGGAAATAATGAAATACGGACTAGGAATAGTCATTGGATTAATATTAGGAACAATTTACTTTACTGTATTCGATAACAAAGGATTAGGTATTGAATTTGTTACTGATACTAAAATAAAAAAAGAATACGTTACAGTGTTTAAAGATACTTGTGCTGTAGTACAAAATAAAGTATCTGTTACAAATAGTTATAGACCTGGAAAAGTAATAGGTACTGAAGTAACTGTAGATAGCGTAATAGAAGATAATGATACTACTATTGTAGTAGATGATAGATTAAGAACTTATTTATTAAGTAGTAGAAATGGTTCTGTATCTATATATGATACACTCAATGTAAGAGGTTATTACATGGGAACTAAAAGAGGTGTTAAATTAGATACTTTAGAGATACAAAGTATGTTTACTAATACTGTTGTAGTAAATCCTGAAAGAACTGTAGAGTATTTACCTGTAGAAACTAAATACAATACAGTAATGTTAACAGGTACTATTTATAATAACAGAGATTATGGTTTAGGATTAATGTATAAAACAAAAGGTAATTATACATTAAATGCTCAATATAATATAATAAGTAAAACAATATCGTTAACAGTAGGAACACCAATAATAAAATGGAAGTAAATTTGCTAACTGGAAAAGTTGGAGAACAAGCACTAGTTGCACAAGCAGTAAGTAAGATGAATTTTTGGGAAACTTATTTTAAATTGCTTAGTCTTAGAAAGAATTTTAAGTTTGGAGATAGAGCATTAGAAACAATATCTTATATAATGTCTAAAGACCCAACTAAGAATTTCTTTGCTAAACCTCACTCTGTAGATATAATGATGGACTTAAGAATGAAAGCACCAAGACTTACTCAAGTTAAGAAAGAATTAATGTCATTAAATTTAATAGATAATTATGGATTTTTATCTGATAAATTAATAAAGTTTCATACCTTTGTAATTAATCAGGAAAATGTACAATTTATATTCTCATTTCATATAAATAGTTATGCTTCCAAGTAGTAAGAGTGATATATATTCAATGGTAGCTAATGATTGTGGAAAGAGTAAAGCTTTAGTAAAATTTGTTATTCAAGACTTTGAACAAAAGTTAAAACATATACTACGAAATCCACTAGAGAATACTAAATATGTATTATTAGAATGGTTAGGTAAGTTTAACTTAAAAGATAGAAAATTACTAGCTAAACGTAAAAAGCTAGAAATACATAGACCAGAAAGTAAAGAACTAGAATATATTAATAACATTATAAAAAAGTATTATGACAAAGAAGAGGTATGATAAACCTGCAATGAGTGTAAATGTTGCAGAATTTGCAGCAGCTAATTTTCCAGACCCTAATAGAAAGATTCTATTTACTGGAATGAGTGGTGAATCAACAGAAGTTGGTAAAGAAAACTTTGATATAGCTAAAGTAAATGACCATTGGGATAAGACTGAAGAATTAATTAAGAATTATAATGCTAATCTTACAATATTAGATGAAGATTATAAATCTGTAACTCCAGTACATATTGCTATAGTAAGAGCTTATCATATTGAAGCTACAAGAACACAATCAGGATTAATTATTGCACCTAAAATACCAATGAAAGAAATGACACAGAATGGTATTGGTATTAGACAAACAATTGATTCACCGTGGGCATTCTCAAGAAAATGTGTAGTAGTATCAGTTCCTGAACATGTTACTCATGTAAAAGCTGGAGATATTGTAGAAATAAATAGACGATGTGTATTAGCTGAAAAACCTTCAGTAGATAGTCCAGCACATTTAGCTCATGGTTTTACGTTATCAGATTGGTATGATTTTGAATCACCAACAGATATTAATAATAAACATTTTGGTTATTTAGCGGTAGACCCTATAAACGATATTACGTTAATCATTAAAAAATCATAATTATGGCTAAATTTGTAAAGAAAGCAGGTTGTCACACAGTTAATGTGGGAGAATTTATGGAAGAACTTGGTGATAAGTACATTGACACCAACGGTAAAATAGTTCTTAACTATTCAACAGCAGTAAAACTTATTCAGTTTGTTTACAATAAAGCAAACGAAAGTTTTGTTGAATGTGAAGGTAAAGAATTACAAATTGGTTTACCTACTGGAATGTTTGGAATGATTCTTAAAATGGTACTAAAAACTATTGGTCTTGAAATTAAGTTTACTGAGAAAGTATCTAATTAAGCATCCTAAAGAATTAATAAGAGGTTTGGTTTTCATAATGAAAGCCAAACTCTCTCTTTGGTTGATGACTGAAACACATCCATTGGAAAAAGCAAGAAGATGTAAAGAATGCTTTGAAAATGGTTACTGTATTGTATGTGGTTGTGATTTTGATGAAATGGTATTAACTAATAAAAAATGTCCTAATGGAAAATTTTAGTAAAATAGTAGCAACAATAGTTCAGAGTTTAATATATGCTAAGTATAAACATTGGACTATCAGAAGATTAGGAACTCATGAAGCGTTATCTGATTATTATAGTGAAATAGAACCTTTAGTAGATACACTAGTAGAAATATATATGATGGATACGTTTAATATTGTACAACCTAAATCTTTAGATATTCCTCCATCAGATGATGTAATTACTTATTTCAGAGGTTTAAATAATATGATTAAATCTGCAATAAGTTCAGAAAAAGATGAAGCTATTAAGAATGTAATGAGTGAAATATCTTCAAGTGTAAAACGTTGTTTATTCAGATTAAAATTAGACGAAATATATGTTGGAAATTAATTTAGGTGAACACAAAGAGAATAGTGTAGCCACAACAACATTAACTATTGATGAACCTATTGAACATACAGAAGTATCTTGTGGATGTTTATCAACTAGTTTTAAAGATAATACTGTAACACTAAATATGAGTGTTGGTAAAGTAAAGAATCCTGATAATAATTTTTTTGATAGATTTGTACTATTAAAAGTTAATACTAAGGAATATATTGTTAAAGCAAGAGTAATAAGATGATTAAAATAAATTATAGATTATTAGACCAAGCTACTAACTTTTGGGAGATTAATCCACAGTTTAAGATATATCCACCATTTCATCTGTTGTATGAAAAAGATAAATCTAAAGATAAAGATTTCTCATCAAGACAAATGTGGACTATATTTTTTATGTGTGACCCTGATGAACACGATAATATATTTTATAGAATGGCTTATGGTGAAAGAAAGAAAGTATTATCAGAAACTTTTGTTAAAGACTTAGATTGGGATGATGCTAATTTTGTTAAATGTTTAGAAGCATATCCACTAGAGTGTATGACTGCTGTACAAAGAGCTTATGCAGAAGAAAAGAATCAATTACAAAAGAGAGCTAAATTAATTGCTGATACAGAATTAACATTAGATACTACAGAGTTTCTTGGAGATAAAGTAGTTGTTGTAAAGGGTACTGCTACACAAATTAATATGTTACAAAAAGATTCTTTATCTATATATCAGAAGTATCAAAAGATAGAAGAAGAATTTATTAAAGATAAACAATCTATTAGAGCTAAAGGTGGTTCTAAATTAACTAAATCAGAAAAAGGAGATTTATGGTAGATATACAAGTAAAACTAGTAAACAATAATAGACCTGGAAGAAAACTTAAAGAGTTAAAAGGTATTATTGTACATTGGACTGCTAATGTAAAACCTACAGCTGGAGCTGAAGCACATCTTAAATATTTTAGTAATACTACAGTACAAGCTAGTTGTCATTATGTAGTAGATGATAAAAATATTATACAGATGATTCCTGATAATGAAGTAGCATGGCATGTAGGTGATAAACCTAGAAGAGCTAATCTACCTATTAGAAGAACTTTAGTTCCTGCTGGAGATAGTGCTAATAATTATTTTATTGGTATAGAAATGTGTGTTAATACTAATAGTAAGTATGAAGATACTTTAAGAAATGTTAAGTATCTGATTAATGTATTATTAGCAAGACATAAGTTAACTATAGATAATGTTTACAGACACTATGATATAACAGCTAAAGATTGTCCAATCATGTATCAACCTAATTATGTTGAAATGCAATACTTTGATTGGTCTTGGATAACATTTAAAGAATATGTCAGAAGTAGCTAATGTAAGTACATGTATTGATGAATGGGATTTTAAATGGATTCAGATTGAAGATTTAGAAGGAATACTTAATGAGTTTAAACCTCAACTATATCATCCTGATGACCCTAGATATAATTCTTTTTGGCAACTAATTCGTTCTAAATGTATTGAAGGTATTTGGTATCCTCAATTTGGACAGTATAGATATGTTCCTGGTAGAATAGGATTCTATGGGAACTACTGTACTATTGTAGAAACTGATAAGAAAACAAAAGCTAGATTAAAACTAAAACCTAATATCAGAGATATAGAATGGCATTTAGCTTATTATTATCTTGAAGCACAAGGATTTTCAGGATTTGAAGATGATGATGAATATACTTGTAATTGGAAAGTATTAAATCCTGATGCTTTCTATATGACACTAGAAGAAAAAGTTACTATATTTAATAAAAAAGGATTCTTAAAAGAATTTATACATCCTAGAGATTATTTGTTTAAACTCCATGATAAACCATTAGGAAGACCATTATATTATAATGATGCTAAAAACTTTGTTATACTTGGTTCTCGAGGTGGTGGTAAATCATATACTGCTGCACTAATGTGTATGTTGTTTGAATTAATATTTGATGGAGAGAAGTATTATAAACCTGGAGATGTAAGAAGAGAATTAAAAGCAGAAATAGATTTAGGTTCAGGAAGAAAAGATAAATCTAGTGAGTTAGCTGAAAAGATAGAAGCATCACTAAATGAATTAGCACTTAATCAAGAGTTTGGAGTATGGGGAAAACCTGGAGATGATGATTATGAACCATGTCCATTTTGGAAAAGAATGACAGGACATATTAGTGCTAATAACAAAGATAATCCGTGGCGAAATACTACTCCAGTAAAGATTAAAAATGAATGGAAAGAAATAGGAACTGGTTCTACACTATATCATAATGTTTATTCTACTAATAAAAGAGATGGTGGACAATCAGGAGCTGGTGGTAGAAGAAATCTTATAGTCTATGAAGAAATAGGATTAATGGAGTTATTTATAGAAGCATGGTTATCAAATGATGCTGTAGTTAAAACAGATGGTGAACAGTTTGGCATACAATGGGGAATTGGTACATCAGGTAATATAGAAACTATTCATGATGCTATGAAAATATTTACGCATCCTGATGATTATAATTGTTTAAAGTTTAGATATGGAGACCAAGACCAATGTTTGTTTCTACCAGCATATATAACAGATAAAAGATTTAAAGATAAAAATGGTAATACTGATATTCCTAAAGCATTATCATTTTATCAAGAAGAAGTAAAGAAAGCATCTAAATCTTCAGACCCTAAAGTATTAGTAAGACAAAAGATGAACTTCCCACTACGCATAACTGATATGTGGTTATCAGAAGGTGGTTCATTATTACCAGTAAAAGAAGCTGAAGAAAGAGAAAGAGAATTAGTTAGAGATAACTTATATGAAACACTAGGTACTGCTATTGATATGTATTGGGATAGTGCTGCACAATATGGTGTTAATTATCAGATTAAAACAAATCCTAAACCTATCTATAACTTTCCAATAAAATCTGGAGATGATTTAACAGGTGAGTTTATGATGTATATAAGTCCTGATAAACTAAAACTAAATGGTATTATTCCTAATGATGCTGTTATTGTACTACATGACCCTTATATATCAGATGAAATGGATAAAGGAGGTTCATTAGGTGCTGCTTATTTTGTTGTTAATCCTAAATATGAAGTATATGGACTTCCAGGAAATGATATAGCAGCTACATATATTGGTAAGAATTTAGATGGTATTGATAGATATAATGAGATACTAGAAATGGGAATTGCACTATATGGTAATCCTGTTAGAAACTTATGGTATGAAGCTAATAGAGGAGATAGACTTAGAGCATATTTTCTAAAGAAAAAGAAAGCTGATTTACTATGTCTTAGACCACAGTTTGAACAAGGACAATTTATTTATTCAAGAACTGTAAGTCAGACTGGATATATAGTAGGTAATAGTCTAGCTAAAATATCATTAGTAGATTCTTTTAGAGATTGGCTTTTAGAAAAAAAAGAAATTCAGGGAATAGAAACTTATAATATAGAACGAATTCCTTGTATATTTACCATTAGACAAATAAAGAGTTATAACATGAAAGGAAACTTTGATGGTGTTTCAGCGTTATTAGGAATAACTCTAGCTATTGGTGAACAGAATCATAGGATGATGAATAAATCGAAAACTGTAGCATTGCAGACAATACGTAATCATATAAATAATAGATGGAAGCGGTATTCAACTTAAGAGAAAAAAATAAATCAGATGATTGGTATAAGAGTATAATGAACACCATTGTACCTTTTAATAATACCAATATGGAATCTTATGAGAAGTATAGACTTATCTATTCTATTCTTAATAATGATGGTAGTGTTTTATTTAAACAGTTATATGATTTATGTAATCCTGAAGGAGATATGTTCAAATTACCTTTTGAACAAGATAGAGAAATAGTTATATACAATAGATTATATCCTAAGTTTATGTATCTCGTTGGACAAATGTTAAAACGAGGTGATAACTTTGATGTATTATTATTATCTGATAGAGATAATGCTGCAAAAGATGAAGAATTAAAGAAAGTATTAGAAGCAGCTATTAATCAAGAGTTAATGATATTCCAAGCACAATTGGAAGCTGGAGGTGCTAATGCAGAACAGATTGAAGAATCTATGCGCACTATGCCTAAACCTGAAGATATTGATGTAAAGAATTTTAAAAGTGAGATGGAAATATTCTATAATGATGTTGTAGAATATTTTAAAGTTAAGTTTGATATTAAGTCATTAAAGTCATTATCATTTAAACATGTACTCGCAGTAGATAGATGTTTTATGGTAGTTATAGAAAAGAATGGACAACCACATCCAATGGTATTAAATACACTTCATTGTGGTTTTCATAAGAATAGTAATGAAGAAAGAATAGAGAAAGGAGATTATTGGTGGTATAGAACACCAATTACTGTTACAGAAGCTATTGATGAATTAGAAGGTAAAGTAGAAGATGAAGTATTAGAAAGATTAAGAGGTTATACATCATCTAATTACTTAACACCTAATAAAGCATGGGATATAACTAGTGGACAAGCTAAATCACAATACAATTATCTTAGTGTAGAAGAAGGAATAGATTCAAGATATCATGATAATAGATACATAGGACAATCAACAGGAACATCTGGAGATAGAAGATATAGAGCTAATCAATTAATATGGAAAACTTATTTAGAGTTTAAAGCCTATAGAGAAGTTATATTTCTTACAATGTTTAATGAATATAATGAAATAATTACTGAAGTAGTAGATAGTAAATATCCTATTCCTGAAGATGCAGCTACTACATTTATTATTAATAGATATAATCAGAAAGCTAAAAGATATGAATGGATTGATGAATTTGGTAATGTAGTATATGCTGAAAAGATGTATATACCTAGAAGATATGAAATAACTAGATATGGTTATGATATATTTACTGATATGAGAGAAGTTCCTAATCAACCACTATCAATTGATAATCCTTATGATTTTGAGTTATCTTGTAAAGGTAGAATATTTTCAGGATTAAATGCTGAATCTATATCATTAGTAGAAAGAGCATTACCATCACTATTGCAATATACATTTGTTAAAGATTTACAAAATAGAGAGTTAGCTAAATACGAAGGTTATATAAAGAATATTGATGCTAGTCAGATTCCTGATTATCTAGCTATGGATGAAAATGGTAATCCATTATATGAAGGTGCTGATAAACTAAAAGTATGGAGATATTTAAGACGTACACTAGGAGATAGTTATTATGACCCAACAGCTACTACATCAGGATTACCAAATAATCAAAGAACTACAGCAGTATCAGCTGAACAAGCTGGTTCTATTGGTGAGATAGTTAATATGCAACAGTTGCTAGATTTGATAGATAGAGAAATGGGAATGCAAATGTTAGTACCACCACAAGCTGAAGGTATTTATTCTCCAAGTTCTAATGTATCAGATAATCAACAAGCTATAGCACAATCATATACTATGGCTGAAGAATATTTTAGACTACATCAATTAGTAATAAAAGAAACAGTAAATGAATATGTTACACAGTTTACTAATTACTATCGTAGATTCTTTGAAAACAATCCAGAAAAAACAGAAACATTCTTGAACTATGTTACTAGTGATGGAATGAAAAAGACTATAAGAATAAAACCAGAGTTATTAAATCATGAAGATTTAGGAATCTTTATTCATGATGGTGACTATAATGAAAGATATCGTCAAATGATGACACAGATGATACAACCATTAGCACAAAATGCTGGAGAAGGAGCTGAAAGAATATCAGAATTAGTTATGGCTATGACTAGAGGTGATAGTCCTGAAAAAGTACATAAGATGATTGCTGCTGCTGCTAGAGAACAAGAACAAAGAATGCAACAACAAGGACAACAGCAACAACAAATGCAACAGCAACAATTAGAAGCTCAAGCACAAATGAAACAACAAGAGCATAATAATAAGATGGAACAAATCACATTAACTAAACAACTAGATGCTGAAATAAAAGCTATGGATGTTTATAAGTTTACTGATGATTTGAATAAAGATAAAGATGGAGTTCCAGACCATATTGAAGCTTATAGAGCTATGAGAGGATTAAATCAAAAGGATAGAGAATTAGATATAAAAGAAAAAGATATAGCTAGTAAAGAAAGAATAGCTAGAATTTCTAAAAAAGAGAATACTAGGTCATCTAAATAAAATTAATTAAATAACTTAAAATATATTTGCTTATGGAAATAGGAGATGATTTTTTACCAGAGTTAGATTTCGACTTTGATGAACAAAAGGATGATACAATTATTGATGATAAACCAATCAATGATGAGATTCCTGAAGATGAAAAAGAAGATGACAATCTTGAAGATGATTCTGAAGACGAATCATTGGATAATGTTGATAGTGACGAAAATGCTGTTGCAGCTTATAATTATTACAAGGATAATAATTTTATTACCATTGACCATGAGTTTGATGGTACATTTAATTCATTAAAAGAAGCTTTAGACAAACAAGCTCAAGTATCACTGGTAAGTGCTATACAAAACTTCCCACCTTTCTTACAACCTATTATTGAATATGCTACACTAAAGGAAGATGTAACTCCTGAAGAAGTAGCTAGTTTTTTGATGCAATATCAACCACCTTCATTTACTGAACAGGATTTACAGAATGATAATGATTTAGCTGAGAATTATCTTACTAATTCATTAAAAGCTGAAGGTCTTGATGATGATGAAATTGAAGATAGAATTGATTACTTGAAAGATAGAAATCAATTAGCTAAAGAATCAATAAGACAGTTTAGAAAAGATGAGCAAGTTAGACAACAAGAAATGAATAGTCAACTGGAACAAGTTAGACAACAGGAAGAATTAGAACTACAACAACAAGAAGCATTTATACAAAACTTTGGTCAAGTACTAAATGATACTAATTGGAGAAACGACCATAAGCAAGTAATTGCTCATGAGTTTACAAGTGGAAACTTTAAGACTAGAATGGAACATATTTTTGAGAATCCTAAAGCATTGGTTAAGTTAGTAGATTTTTTAGCTAATTATGATGGTGAAGATATTAACTTAGATAAATACAAGAAATCAGCATTTAGTCCTTCAGTAAAAGGAGTAAAAGATACAGTAGAGAAATATTGGTCTAACTCATCATTAGCTAATAATAAATCATCAAGAGGTGGAAATCCTAAAGTAGATTTATCAGAATTAGAACTTATATAAAATAATAATAAAATGGAAAGAAAAACCGCTCTTAAAGTAACAGAATACAAAGGATTCGGTGGTAACTTCTTCGATAGTGTATCTCATAGTGCATTGTTTAGAGATGACCAACCTTATGACTTTGGTGTTATGACAGCTCGTTTGTTTTCTAGTTCAACCAATTTAGGTTTAACTAACAAACGCTGGAATTATTTAACTATGGCTCAAGGTAATTATTGTGTAATTCCTGGTGGTCGTAATGAGTATGCTTGGTCTGTAATTGGTGATGCTGATGTTGACTTCCGTGTTACGGAATTGTTAGTTTCAGAAAGCTCTAATCCTGGAAAAGCTAATACTACTTTTGCTATTGCTTTAGACCGTAATTGGTTGAAAGCTCCAGTAGTACTAAAGACTGCATCTGATAATGCACCATTGTTAGAAATTATATCTGGTCCAGAACCACTTGGTACTCATTCATTTAGATATGAAGTTAAGATTCAAGATGGTAATCCTAACAGTTGGATTCCTGTAGAATACTTAAAACCTGGACAAGTTATTACTAGAGTATCTACTCGTGTAACTAATGAAGAAAATACTAAATATGGTACTGACCAATACTCAAGTCAAATGAAACTTCGTGGTGTTGTAGGTCAATATGCTAATGAAGTATCTTTCACAGATAGATTTATTCGTATGGAATTAGCTGCTAGTAAGTCTGGTAAATCTAATACTGGAACTTATGATGACCATGATGGTAAGAAGTATCGTGATGCTTTCTCTCGTGGACATATCTATCAAGCTAGTTTGAAGAATAAAAACACTAATGAGATTATTCAGAAAGGTATGTTTATTACTAAAGCTGAAGAAAGATTGTTAGAGCGTACTGAAATGGATAGAGAGATGATGTGTGAATTTGGTAGATTACAAATTGATACAGACCAAGATTCTAAAAGAGTAAAGAAAACTGCACCAGGTTGGAGACAATTAGTTCGTGATGGACAATATATGCCACATGGGGGTAACTTTACACTAAATAACTTATATGATTTCTTACATCAGGTATTATATCGTAGAAGAGGATTTATGAATCGTAAACCTATGTTAGTAGGTGGAACTGGAGCTATTAGTTATCTATCAACTTTGATTGCACAACAAGCATCAGTATTCCAAACACTAGAGCCAGGTTTTGCTTTAAGAGATAATGCTGAACCTACTGGAGTACACAAGTATGAGAAAGAATGGGGTTTCCAGTTTACTCGTATTAAATTACCAATGGGAATTGATGTAACTATTATGTATGACCCATCTAAAGATGATGATACATTATACAAAGAGAAAGCACCAGGTTCTTATTTACCATTAGAATCATTTCAAATTGATATCTTAGAGTTTGGACAAACTGAAAATGCTGCTGAAAACTCTAATGGCAATAACATTTGTATGGTAATGGAAGATAATATTGACTATTACTTCTCTGTAGCTAATGCTATTGATTTCAAGAATGGTGTTGTTAAAGATGGTGCTAATGTTTACAAGTTTGGTAAAACATTAAGTATCTATAGAGAAATGAGTGGTTCATTAAATATTTGGGATACTAGTGCGGTAGGTCGTATTGAGTGGGTTCCAGGTTATGTATCGTAAACAAATAAAATAAACTATTAAAGCCTATGATTAAGGGACAAAAAATCTATGTGGTTCATGTACCACGTACATCAGCGCAAGGAAGACATACTTACGAGTATAAGCGTGATGATGGAACTACTATTTCGATGGGAAGAACTAGGTCTAAAGGAATATCTGTACCATTTAGTTTTGTAAGAAATGGAAACCAGTTGTTAACAGGATTAGATGAATTGATTGACAATCCATACTATGAGTTATCAAAAGACCAGATTAATTTTGGTAGCAACTGGTTTTCTAATTTTGATACAGTAACTAAACAGAAACAGATTACACTACAGATGTTGTATGAGATAATGGATGATGTGGCTGTTGGAACTTATAGTTCTACTACTAATACTCCATTAATGAGTCAAATAATGAATGATGTAAAGATTGCTGATAGACTTAATAATCAATCAGAATTAGAACAATTCAAGATATGGCTACAAGAAGGAACTAACGTGTTTTCTTCTGATACATCAAGAGGTAGATTAGCAATACAACTTCTAAAGAATCATCCTAAAATAGCATTAGATAAAAATCAAGTAAATGAAAATATACATGAGTTTTATATTGCTGAAGAAGAAGAAGCTATTAAAGAAGCTAACAAGAAGATTGATATTGTTATGGATGGTTTAACTAAGTTAGGATTATTATTTGCTAACTATGATATGTTTACCAGATACCAATTAGCTGTAGTTATGGATTTAGTTACAGGAGAAGCATCTGATTCTTTAGTAGAAATGTCTTTAAAGAATCACATTTGGGAACAACGTAAAGTATCTAAAGGAACTCAAGATGAAAGAATCATACAGTTTTTAGAACAATACGATGTACTATTGAAAGATAAGGATAAAGTTTATATTCGATATATGATTCAACAAGCAATCAATACTGGAATATTCTATCTTACAGGAGGTAAACACTTTTGGAGAAGTCAAAAAGGAATTGAAAACCTGTATAATTTAGGAGCATCTAAAACAAAAATTGAGAATATGTTGTATCAAGAATTAGAAGCTTATGACCCTGATTTAACTGATGATAATGTATATCATAAACTATTAAGTGAACTGAAACAAAAAGGAATTAAATGTCGATAAGTATAGATTTTCTACATTTTAAATTAGAGCAAGGATATAATAAGTTATCCAATAATCACCAAAAGTATCTTACTGATGTTGAAAAGGATGAAGTATTAAATACTGCTATATTTGAATATTTAGAAATATTTATACATGGGAGAAATCCTAAGAACTTTAATATAGGTTTTGAAGTTACTCAACAAAGAATTGATATGTTACATACGTTAGTTATGTCATATCCAGAGTTTCCTAAACAAGAGTTAACACTACTAGAGGATAACATATTTTATTATGAATTTCCTGATGACTATAGGTCTTATCGTAGTGCTAGAGTTTTTGAAAATAGATGTGATACAGCTTATGATGTTAACATAGAACAACACGGAGATTTAGCAACTGCAAGACGTTCATTTCATAGAAAGACATCAAAAAGATTTCAATACATTACAGGAACAATCAGAGACAATAGATTATACTTATATACTGAAAAAGAAATAATTCCTAGTAAGTTAGAATTAACTTATATAAAGAAACCTAATAAAGTATGTAAAGGAACATATCCAAGTCTTAAAGATAGAAATGAAGCTAATCCTCCACTTCTTCAACCACAAGATTGTAATCTACCTGAAGAATATGTAGATATAATTATAAGTATTGCTGTCCAAGAATTAGCAAGAAGATTTAGTGATGGTAATACTAAAAATATTCAAACCGATAAACTCATAAATTTAACATAATATGAAAAGAACTCACAAGCCGTATCAAGAATATTTTCTTGTGGCAAAAGGAAATCAAGGACTTCCTACTGACAATGCTGATTTTATTACAAGTAATACTGTAAATCTTGGTGATGGTCAGATTGGTATTCTTGATGTAAAAACCAACAAATTAGTAAAAGGAAGTGATGTAAGATTATCAAGTAATCCTGCTATTAAATTAGTTGCTGGTACTCCAACATCTGCTGATTTTAGTAAAAACTATGGATGGCATATTGGAGAAGTTAAACCTTTTTTAGAAACTCCAGTTATTGATGCTAGTTATACAGTACAATCTGTAACTGCTAGTTTAACTCCAGTACAATCTAATTCAGCTGTTTACATTGATGGAGTGTCTGTTCCAGTTGCTTCAACTGCTACTGTAGTACAAAAGTATGGTGTTAATATTTTATTCCGTTCTGTTCGCAAGGATAGAGATTATGGTAATAATATTGATAAGTTAATTACTAGTTATGATACTCCTACTACTTTAGTAGGTTCTACAGATGCTGAAAAGAAATCTTATGTATTAGCTAAATTAATTGGTAGAATTAATGCTCAATCTAAATTGAATACACTTCAACCACAATGGGCTAATATTGCTGCTAAAAAACATGTTATTGCATTAGGTATTAACTTAGATGGAACTGGTACTGGAACTGCTATTTCAGGAATTAAAACTGGAGATTCTATAAACGTAATGACTACTACTAATGGAACATTAGCTGTAACAGTTACTGCTGGAATGGTTCAAACATTACATAATTTTATTCAAAGTAAATTAACAGCAACAGCTGGAGCATATCCATTAGCTAAAATTATTACTACAAATGTTGATACTGTAAATAGTGGAGATATTGATGGTATATTACTTGTAGCATTAGACCATGATACAGCTGTAGCTTATGATGATATCTATGCAGTAAAACCTACTATTGATGTTACTGTTAGTGGATTTACTTCTTATACTACAACTACTGTATCTTCAGCAGTTGAACCAGGTGGTAGTGGTAGATTATTTAAGATTGCATTTGATGAAAGAGCTTATGCACAATATGGTAATCACCAATTAACAGGATTTGCTGATGAGTTAATTAAAACTCCATCTTACATTGATGAGACTAAAAGTTACTCTGCATACATCATTGATTTGTATAACAAAGATGAGAAGTATGATGATTCTATTCATCACCAAACTCGTATTTGGATATTGTTAGAAACTACATTGAATACTTCAACTGCTACTGCTGATGCTGGAATTATTCCTACTATTGCTGAAACAACTTTAGTAACTGATTTAAATACTGCATTAGGACCTTGGTTACAAGATTTAACTCCTACTTATTCTGTTAATAATACAGGAATTGGTGCTGGGTCTGTAGGTTCTCTTACTATTACTTCAGTACCTAGTATTACAAGTGTTAATAGTACTAATACTGCAACAGTAGCTCAAATGGCTGCTGGAGTTACTGTAGTAGGTGTTAATTTAACAGGAATAGCTACTGCTGATATTACAATCATCGGAGCAAGTGGTACTACAGCAGGAACTGTAACTGCAATAAATTCTACATCATTTACTTTAACAAGTACAATAGCCGTTGGTACTTATTTCTTAAAAGTAACTGAAGTTACTGAAACAGATGTTGTACCTTATGTAACATTTAAAAGGTTTGCTGTAACTGCGTAAACAAATAACTAGCTGGTAGTATTCATTTACTACCAGCTTTTTAAAATGCTAAATATGAAAAGAATAGTATTATTATCATTATTATTGTTTCCTATATTTTTATTTGCTCAATATCCTACTTTTAGTAATAAACAAAGATTAGGAGTACAGACTACAGGAGATGGATTGATTTATAGAGGTGATTTAGAAATACCTAATTATCAACCTAGTAATATTAATAATGCTTATTTCTATTTAGATACAGTAAGAAATACATTAAAATTCTATAAAGGAGGATGGATTCAAATATATCCTACTCCACAATTTGATACTACATTATTAAATGTTTATTTAAAAATATCAGATACAACAGCAATGTTGTTACCTTATTTTAGAGATGCTGATACTGCACAATTAAACTTAATCAATAGATTTGCTTTAAAATTAAACATTAGTGATACTTCAGTAATGTTATCTCCCTATTTAAGAAAAGCTGATACTATTAGTTTATCTAATAGAATTAATTTAAAACTCAATATAAGTGATACAACAATCTTATCTAATAGGATAACAACTAATGCGAATAATATAATAACTATTAATACTAAATTAAATACTAAATTAGATACTATATATAAAAAACTTAAAAACGTAGTAACTAGAGTATTAAATAAAGATACTTTAGATTTAGGAGGTTCTTTAACAGAAGGTTATGGAATAAATATAATAGGTGATTCAATTAATATAGATACTACTATTATATTTACTCAATCAGATACAATAACTTTAAGCAATAGAATTAATAATAAACTTAACATTTCAGATACAGTATCACTTTCTAATAGAATAGATTTAAAATTAAATAAGACAGATACTATAAACTTATCAAACAGAATAGACTTAAAATTAAATCCAACAGATACAATAAGTCTTTCAAATAGAATAAATATTAAATTAAACCCGAGTGATACTGTATCATTATCAAATAGAATTAATACTAAATTAAATACTAGTGATACTATAAGTCTTTCTAATAGAATAAATAAAAAGTTAGATACACTATATGTAAACTATCAAACTAATGTAGATTTATTAAGTAATAAAGATACAATAAATATAACTACATTAGAAGCTGGTGCAGGAATTAATATTGTAAATAACGTTATAAGTTTAGATACTGTATTATTAGATAGTGTAGTAAGAGTACAAAATGTATATGTAAAAAATGGTACAGGCACTGTATTAAATAAAGGAGAAGCAGTATATGTTACTGGTGCTAATGGTACTAATATAATAGTAGGTAGAGCATCTAATGTTGCTGAATCAAGTTCTAGTAAAACATTAGGACTTACAATAACATCTATTGGTGTTAATGGTTTTGGTTATGTAATTAAAGAAGGATTATTAGCAGGATTAAATACTAATTCAGCAACTGAAGGAGACCCTATTTGGTTAGGTGAAAATGGAGGATTACTATTTGGTTTAGCTGATAAACCTTTTGCTCCTAAACATTTAGTTTATTTAGGAGTAGTTACTAGAAAACAAACAAACAATGGTGAAGTATATGTTACTGTACAAAATGGATTTGAGATTAAAGAACTACATGATGTTAGAATAACTAGTCCTGTAGATAAAGCATCATTATATTATAATTCATCAGAAAGTTTATGGAGAGATACTACAGCTACATTATTAGTTAGTGATACGTTAAATATGTTATTACCATATTTGAGAAAAGCTGATACTTCTTTATTAAATTTAACTAATAGATTTGATTCTAAATTAAATCTCTCTGATACAGCTAATATGTTAGCTAATTATAATACTAGAATAAATCTCAAATTAAACATATCTGATACAACAAACATGTTATCTAGTTATTTAAGAAAAGCAGATACTTCTAATTTAAGTTATGTAAATACTTATGGTAATCAAAATAATATAAATGGTAATAAAACATTTAATAATGTTATAACAATAGATTCAGCAACTGTAACAGGTAAATTACTTGTAAATACTAATATTAGTGATGCTGTTAAAATTAATACTAATACTAATTCTACTAATCTTGAATTAATGAATAGTGGTGGTAGTGTATTTATTAAGTCTGGTAATAAAAACATGACATTACAAACAGATACAACTGCTTTAGTATATCTTAAAGGTGATGTTAATAAAGTTGGTATTCTTACTATGAATCCACAACAAGCACTACAAGTTGCTGGTACTATTAGAGTTGATAGTTTAAGTAATAATTTAATTCCAACAAAACTTGTAGGTGGTAGTAATTCTAATGATTTAACAAATGTAGCATTAGGTACTGGATTATCATTTATAAATGATACATTAAAGATTGCTGATAATATAATTAATTCTGGAGATACTGCTACATTATTAAGAAAAGATTATCTTGGTATAACTACTAATAAATTAGTATGGACAGAAGGTAATAAGAAACTATTACCATATTTTACACAAGTATATAGAAATGGACAATTATTAAAATTAGATGACCAATATATTTTTAGTGGTATTAATAATGATACTATTACATTACAAACAGGAAGTTTTAGATTAAAAGATAATATTACAATAATAGCTATAGATAATATTGTAGCATTAGCTGGTAGTGGTGGAGTAATTACATTACAAGGAAACGTAAGTGGTAGTGGTACAAATACTATAAATACAACTATAAACAATGGTGTAGTAACAAATACTATGTTAGCTGGAGGTATATCTAATGATAAACTAGATGTTATCAGTACAGCTGGTAAAGTAAATAATTCAGCAACTACAGCTACTAATTTAAATACAGTAAACGCTATCGTATCTCGTAATGCTTCAGGTGATTTTACTGCTGGAACAATAACTGCTAGTCTTAATGGTAATGCTAATACATCTACAACATTAGCTACTGGAAGAACAATATCTATTACAGGAGATTTAACTTATACTAGTCCATCATTTAATGGTTCAACTAATATAACTGCTGTTGGTACTTTAGCTAATAGTGGAGTTACTGCTAATACATATAATTCTGCAACTATAACAGTTGATAGTAAAGGTAGAATAACATCTGCAACAAGTAATACAATTCCTACTGTAAATGATGCAACACTTACTTTAGCTGTATCTGGAAATGGATTAACTGGTTCTCAATCATTTACTGCAAATCAATCTAGTCCTGCTACATTTACTGTAACTTCCAATGCTACTAATGCTAATACTTCGAGTACTATTGTATTTCGTGATGCTTCAGGTAATTTTAGTGCTAATAATATAAGTGCTAATAACTTTCTTGGTAATGCTACAAGTTCTACTAATTCTACTTTTGCTGCTAATGTAACAAATTATTTAGTTTCTACTGAATCATTTAAGTTTAGAAGTAATACTAATGCTCTAGGTTCAAGAATTATAACTTTTCCTGATGGTGATTTTTCAGTAGCTCGTACTGATGCAGCACAAACGTTTACAGGAACACAAACATTTAGTAGTACAATTAATGGTAGTATTAATGGTAATGCAGCTACAGCTACTAATGTAGCTTATTCAGGATTAACAGGTACAGTTCCAACATGGAATCAAAATACTACTGGTAATGCTGCAACTGCTACATTAGCATCAACAGTAACTACAAATGCTAATTTAAATGGAGATATTACTTCAATAGGTAATACTACTACAATAGCTAGTGGAGTTATTGTAAATGCTGATATAAATGCTTCAGCAGCAATAGCTGTAAGTAAATTAGCTGTATCTACGATATCAGGAGTTACTTTAGGAAATAATTTAAATACATTAACTATTAATGCACCATTAACAGGAACAAGTTATAATGGTAGTAGTGCTGTATCAATAGGAATACCTGCTGCTACATCAAGTGTAAATGGATATTTAACCTCAACCGATTGGACTACTTTTAACAATAAACAAAATGCTTTATCAAATGCAAGTAGTTCAGTGAGCGGTATTTTAACATCAACAGATTGGACTACATTTAATAACAAACAATCACAATTAAACGGCACGGGTTTTATAAAAGCTAGTGGTACAAGTATCAGTTATGATAATTCTACTTATTTAACTACAAGTTCTGCATCTTCAACCTATCAAACAATTTTGACTAATCCAATAACTGGAACAGGTACAACTAATTATTTACCTTTGTTTAATGGTTCAACAACTTTAACAAATTCAAGTATACAAGAAAGTAGTGGTAATATTGGTATAGGTTTAACACCTACGGCAAATTTAGAATTATCAAGAGGTAAATTTATAATGTTGAATAGTCGAGATAATACTACTCAAGATAGTTCAGGCATAATGTTATATGAAACAGGTACTAAATCTGCAACAGATATTAATTTTGGTGCAAAAATAATGTATGATGCTGTTTCCGATAATTTAGAAATAAAAATGAAAAATTATAATGGCACTACTTTATTTAATCCAGCCGTTTCAATTTCAATCCCTCGTACCACTGGAAATGTAAACATAGGTACATCTTTAGCGGTGACTGGCAATATAACTGAAGGAGGAAATAATGTGCTTACAAGTGCAGACACCTCTTCAATGCTTACAAATTACTTACGTTCAGGTGTTGCCGCAACAACATATCAAACAATTTTAACTAATCCAGTTACAGGTATAGGAGTTAGTGGACACATTCCAAGATTTACTGCGATTTCAACATTAGATTCATCTTCTATTTATTCAAGTAACGGTAAAATAGGTGTTGGCATAGATGCAAGTACAAGTTCAAGTCATTTAACATCAAAATTTGTAGTTAGAGATAATGGCAATAATTTTAAATTTGATGGTTCGACAACAACATCAGGATATACAACAACTTTTAGTCATGATAATACGGGTTTAAAAATAGGTCATTCATCTAATATAAGAGATATTAGATTTACCTTGAATGGTACAAGTGGTTTAACGATTGCAAATAATAGCAATAGTCCTGCAAGAGCGGTAGGCATTGCAACTGATTCACCTTCTCATCAATTAGATGTTAATGGCACATTTAGAGCAACAGGCGCAGCCACATTGTCAAGCACTTTAGCGGTTACTGGTGCAATTACCCTTTCCACAACTACGGCAACGCCTACAAGTTTACTTGGTAAAGATGGTAGCAATGTTGTTGGTAATATAACTG